ATTTAGATGCTTTAATTAACGGCACAGCTTTTGGTTATTAAGGAATCATCATGGCAGACATTGCAGGACTTTTCACAACACCCGATCAGTACCAACTTGCACAACAGCAAGCACAACAAGCGCAAGCATTGCAATATGCTCAACTTGATCCAAGGGCGCAAGCCCAGTATGGGTTCTATCGTGGTGGGCAGCAACTAGGCAGTGCTATTGGCGGTGCTTTGGGCGGTGTTGACCCACAATTAAAGTTAATTTCTCAACGTCAACAGTTGGCATCACAACTTGACCAAAGTAATCCTGAGTCATTTATGAAAATAGCTCAATTGGCTGCTCAATCTGGTGATCCACAATTTGCTATGGCTATTGCTGATGCTGGTAGACAGTTGCAAACTAGTATAGCTGCTACAAGAAAATCAACTGTAGAAACAGAAAGAGCAGAGTTGTCTCTTAAACAAGAAAAAGAGTTGAGAGATGAGTTATCTAAATTACCAGCAAATGCAACTGATGCTGATGTTTTAAATGTCGTAACTAAATATGGTTCAGCAGATAAAGTTCTGTCTGCCTTGCAAGCATCTTCAGATAAAGCTGCTCAAAGAGAACTACTTTCTGCTCAACAGACTGAAAGACTTGCTCAACAAGAAAGACTTGCAAGAGAAAGACTTGAAGCTCAAGCTGAACAAGCTCGTAAAGATAATGAAGCAAGATTAGAACGCGCAAGAGAAAACAATGCTACTAAAGCAGAGTTAGCTACTATTTCAGCAGAAGGTAAAGCACAACAAAATGCAATTACAAATTCTATAAGAGAACAAACATTGCAAATTCGTCAAGAAGCTGCAAATGAAAAGAAAGTTGCTGCCCAAAGACAACAGCAAGGTATGGTTTCTTCTTTTGATACTGCCTTGGATACATTAGATGTTATTGCTAATCACCCCGGTAAAAAAGCGGGTGTTGGTTTTGGTGGCGCACAGTTGTCAATGATTCCGGGCACTGATGCTGCTGGATTTGCGGCTCAACTTGAGACATTTAAAGCACAAACTTTCTTACCACAAGTACAAGCACTTAAAGGAATGGGTGCTTTGTCTGATGCTGAGGGTAAAAAACTTACAGCGGCTGTTGGAGCATTATCTCAATCAATGAAACTTGAAGAATTTAATTCTCAAATTGCAAAAATTAAAAGAGATTTACAGGCAGCGAGAGATAGAGTTTCTGCTGGAACAAATGCACCAAATGCGCCAACACAGCCAGCACAACCGTCTACTGGTAAAACAATAAAATTTAGTGACTTGCCATAAGGAAAAATCATGGATATTGAACTGCCAAATGGTACTGTAATTAAGGATATACCAGAGGGTACTCCTAAGTCTGTAATCATGGAGAAAGCTATTAGGGCTGGACTTGCAAAACCAGAGGATTTTGGCGTTCAACAACAACAGGCATCTGCGCCATCTGGTGGTTTGCTTATGGGTATTAAAGACCCTATTAGTGGTGGCGCACAATTACTTCCAAAAGGTTTGGAATTTTTAACATCTGCTGGTGGACTTGCTCCTAATCCTTTTAGTCAATTTTTTGGTTCTGAAGCAGAAAGAGTACGAGCCATGAATGCGGCAGAAGAAGCTGCATATCAAAAGCAACGTCAAGCACAAGGAGATACAGGACTTGATGTAAGCCGTATTGCTGGAAACATTGTGAGTCCTGCCAATATTGTTGGTGGTATTCGTGCTGCACAAGGTGCAAGAGCATTAGGTGCTGGAATTGGTACACAAGCAGCAGTATCTGGTGCTGTTCAAGGTGCTATGCAGCCAGTAAATGAACCAACAGGATTTGCTGAAGAAAAGGCTACCCAAATTGGTTTAGGCGCAATTGGTGGAAAGGTTGGAGAAGCAGTTGCTTCAGCAACAGGTAAGGTGCTAAACCCACTTGCATCAAAAGCAGAACAGACAATGCGTGATCTTGGAATTACTCCAACTCCGGGTCAAACCCTTGGTGGTGTATACAAGAAAGCAGAAGACTTTGCTCAGAATTTACCATTGATTGGTGGTCAGATTCGCAATGCCAGAGAAAAAGTTTTGTTTGATTTTAATAAGGGTGTTATCAACAAGGCGTTAGACAAAGTTGGAGACAAACTCCCTGAGAGTGTTGTTGGTCGTGATGCTGTTGCTTATGCCGCAGAACAAGTTTCCAATAAATATGATGAGGTTTTAGGCAAGATGAATTTTAATCTTGACTTTAAAACAACAAGCGGAATCCTTGATGCATTAAATAAAGCAAACTTACCATCTGCCGCACAAAGAGAAGAAGCAACCAATGTTTTAAACAATATTGCTTTGGATAAATTTTCAGGCAAAACACTAACGGGTGCTGAATACAAAGCAATTGAATCTGATTTAGCAAAAGAGGTTGTAAAGTATAAAAACAGTCAAGCTGCTGCTGACAGAAACATTGGCGATGCACTTCAAGGTGTTTTAAATACATTCAAAACTGAGTTGTATCAGCAAAATCAACGATATACGCCTCAATTGCGTAGAATTGATAGTGCTTATGGCGATTTAAAAGTAATGGAACGTGCAGCGGCAAATACTGGTGCTGAAAATGGTGTTTTCACGCCAAAACAATATAGTCTTGCTGTAAAACAATCTGATCTTACAAGACAGAAATCTGCTTTTGCTCGTGGAACTGCTCGTGGACAAGAGTTATCTGAGGCCGCACTCAAAACCATTGGTCAAGATGCAAGTTCAACTTTAGAGGGTAGATTGGCTATTGGCTCATTGGGTGGAATTGCTGCCCTATCAAAACCAATAGTGTCTATACCTGCTATAGCTGGAGCAAGCGCACTTTATTCTCCTATGGGTATTCGTGCTGCTGATATTGCACTGCGTCAAAGACCAGACCTTGTTCGTGGGATGGGTCAAACAATTTCAGAATATAGTGGTTTGCTTGGAGGTGGTATTTCTCCACAAACACTACTTGGACTTCGCAGAGACTAAGGACTCAAAATTGATCCAATTTCCCTCCTTTTTGCCGCTAATGCTTGTGTTGCCGCAATCAAAGAGGGTTGCGAGCTTTACAAGCAGGTCAAAACTTCCTTTATGGAAGTTAAATCGACAGTTGAAGAAGCGGTTGGGATTGGACAAGAAGCATACGGGTTTTGGCGGCAACTTACAGGGTTCTTTAACAAGAATCCCAAGCCATCCACCAAGCCTGTGGAAAAAAAGAAAGAAAAGTATGTTCGAGTTGATGAAACTCAAGTCAAGGTCAACATTGTCAAACAACTCACTGAATTTTTCCGTATCCAAGAGCAACTTGCTGCTCACATAAGAGAGGAAGAAGAAAAGTCTAGAAGCGTTTACGATCCTGACCAAAACCACATGGAAGCCGCCCTAAACAGGGTTATGGCTCAACAGCAAATGGCTGAGTTGGTTGTTCAGATTCGTGAGTGCATGGTGTACCAGAGTCCTCCAGAGATGGGTGCTTTGTACTCTGAAGTGTTTGAGATGAGAGAGATAATTCAAGAGGAGCAAGAACAGGCTAGATTGAAACAAGAAGCACAAGAGAGGTACAGGGAATGGCTACGCAAGAACAGGCAAAGAAACTTCCAAGCAAAGTCGGCGTACCTAGTAATAACAGGAATATTCCTCCTCTATATATGGATGTGGCTAATATTCGTAAGCCAGTTGAGGAGGATATAGTGGGATGGATTGCTGCTTGTATTTTGGTTGCCTTGATGCTCCCTTTGGGTGCAATGTTGTATTTAGACATTCTGGACGCAAAAAATGAAACTAAAAATGCCTTAGATAAAATTGAGAAAATTGAGAAACGTATTGAAAGGAAACAACGTGATAAAGATCGTAAAGAGCCTGATACTATTAGCGACAATCCTGTTTTTGACAGGGTGCGAAGACCGTTTTAGGTATCCTTGCCAAAACCCTCAAAACTGGTCTAGTGCTGAATGTAAACCCCCAATCTGTACCGCTACAGGTACTTGTCCTGAACAACTCGTAACACCCGAAAAGGAGAAAAAGTAATGCCTACCATCGTTATGAACAAAAATAACCGCCTAACTCCTGAAGAAATTGAAGTCAGGATTTGGGCTATTGTCATCTTCTCCTTGACGATGATTCTCCTTGGCTCTGTAGCTATGTTCTTGTATAGCGTTTCGTTTGTGACTCAGCCTATGAATGGCATGGCGGCGATAGATAAAGTCTATACACAGCAGATTAATACCATTATGGTCTTCATCACTGGTGTACTTGGTGGTGTAGCTGGTCGTAGTGCTGTCTCAGCCAGTACCAAGGCAATTGCCAAGGCAGAGGCTACAGACAATGATGAACCTCCAACACCATGAGTTTATTTAATCCTTGGGTGCTGTTGGCTATCTTGATAGCTATCTGTTCATCCTTTGGCAGTGGATACTACAAAGGTGGGCAAGATGAGTTTGCTAAACAGCAGATAGAAATTGCCCGACTTAATGCAGAGGCTAGACAAAAAGAACAGGCATTAGTGTCTGCTGTAAACAACACTTCAAATAAACTTGCAAAGGCAAACTATGAAGCCAAACTTCAAACTCAAAAGTTGCATTCTGCTATTGACTCTGGAACTTTCAAGTTGCGGATTCCTGTCAAAGCAGCCAACTGCCCCGTACCAACCGCCACAGATACCTCCCCTACCAGCGGAGATAGCGTTCAAGCAACAGCCGAACTTGACGGAACGATTGCTAAATCTCTTGTCTCCATCACAGACCAAGGAGATGCCAACACAAGGCAACTCAACGCCTGTATCGATGCCTACCAATCAATCTACCAAACCTTGAAAGGAAAACCATGAATACAGAACAATTAGCCAAGATTTTAAAGATGAAACCAGCCAAAGCTGGTGAATGGATTGATGCCATCAATGAAACTTTTGAGAAGTTTGATATTTCAACGCCTGAGAGACAAGCCTGTTTCTTAGGTCAATGCGCTCACGAATCTGGTGGGTTTACAGCCCTGTCAGAGAATCTGAACTACTCTGCTGCATCTTTGTGCCGTGTGTGGCCTAAACGCTTTCCTACGATTACTGATGGGCAAATTTGTGAACGTAATCCAGAGAAGATTGCTAATCGTGTATATGCAAGTCGCATGGGTAATGGCGATGAGGAATCAGGTGAGGGTTATGCCTATCGTGGTCGTGGTTTGATCCAGTTGACTGGTAAGAGCAATTATGAGGCTTGTGGAAAAGCATTGGATGTTGACTTAATAGAAAATCCTGACTTGGTTGCTACTCCTCAGTATGCTGCATTGTCTGCTGGTTGGTTCTGGAATAAGAACAAACTGAATGCTTATGCTGACAAAGGAGATATGGAGGGTTTGACCAAGAAGATCAATGGTGGAACTCACGGAATTGAGGATCGAGTTGCTCGAACTCAATTGGCTATTGATGTGTTAATGGCTTAATTCAGTAAACTGTCATAAATATGCGTCAATATTATGGTTTTAACAAGGCGCATATATGAAACTGAATGACCAAGAATTCCTTGAATTGTGGAAACAGTATCAGTCAGCGACTCACATGGCGACAGCTACTGGGATGAATATTAGGAATATTTCTCGTAGGCGTAGGGCTTTAGAAGTTAAATATGGTGAATCTTTAGAAGCAAAAAAACCTGTACAAAATATATCTACAAAACCTAGTGCTGCTCGTAAGGACTTGGGGATATTAAATGGGACTGTTATTGTTTTTAGTGATGCTCATTTTTGGCCGGGCATTCATACGACAGCATTTAAAGGTCTTCTATGGGCTATTAAAGAGTTTAAACCTGTGGCAGTTATTGCTAACGGCGACATTTTTGATGGGGCTAGTATCTCTCGTTATCCGAGGATTGGATGGGATTCTGTACCATCTGTAATCCAAGAACTCAAAGCCTGTGAAATAGCAATGGGTGAGATTGAAGATGTAGCCAAGAAGACACGACACAATATGCAGTTGATTTGGACGCTTGGAAACCATGACGCTAGGTTTGAGAATCGTCTGGCAGCTAACGCACCACAATATGAGTTTGTCAAAGGGTTTAGCCTCAAGGATCACTTTCCTGCATGGCATCCATGTTGGGCGTGTTGGCCTACGGAGAATACCATTGTCAAGCACCGGTGGAAGGGGGGAATTCATGCTACTCACACTAATACCCTCCAATCTGGGGTCAATTTTGTAAGTGGTCACTTGCATTCCTTAAAAGTGACCCCCTTTGACGATTATCACGGTACAAGGTTTGGTGTGGATACAGGCACTTTGGCAGAACCTACAGGCGCACAGTTTGAGAACTACCTTGAGCTATCACCTACTAACTGGCGGTCTGGATTTGCTATTCTGACGTTCCATGATGGACGTTTATTATGGCCTGAACTTGTCCATACATGGGCAGATGGTCAGATTGAGTTTAGAGGAAAGATACACAATGTCTAATTTAGACTTGTTTGCTATTTGCAAATAGCGAATAAAAAAAGGGGGCAATTAAGCCCCCTGCAATAAACAACTGCATGGCTAGTATATCAGCCAACCAGTTCCCATACAAGACCATCTTCATCTTCAACGATGTCGCCAACTGAATACTCAGCAACTTCGTCTTCTACTTCTTCTTCGTCTTCTACTTCTTCATCGCACTGAGCATCTTCTTCATCTTCTTCGTAGTCTTCAACTAAGTCATAGTCAGCAGCCCAACCATGTTCTTTTTGGAATTCAACGAATTCTTGAATGATTTGAGCTTTGTCAAAATCATCCGTCTGAATAGTCACTGTTTGATCTTCGTCCCAAGACCAATCACCAATGTCAATCACAACCTTGTACATAATATTCCCCTAAAAAATGGATGCGGAAAATCCCGCAAAACCACTTTATCCCAAAAATATGACAGTTACTCACCAATAAATAAAATAAAAAAGAATACTCCTAAAATACCAACAAATGTTCCAATAGCTAATAACAAAATTATCATTATTGTGTTTGTAATCACTTTGTTTCTCCAATCTTTAAGAGTTGCGCTTGACTGTCCATTCACGTTCTTTTCTTCCAGAATTTGATAGAACTGTTTTGCCTGTCAAAGTAACAATGCCAAGTTTTTGCAATTCAGGCAATCTTCTAGCTACTGCATTGGAATCTAAATTAGTCCAAAAAGCAATCTCATCCTTACCCATATCCCCATGTTCAACAAGTGCTTGTTGAATCATTTGGAAATGATTTGAAGCACTGCTAAGTTGTTCTGCTGCCTCATGACTAGTTGTTGGATCTGTTTTACGAGATCTACCAAAGATAGGTAAGTTAAAGAATTTTTTCACTTCACCGCCAAAATGTATATCATCTAATTTACTCATCATTCACTCCTGTTAAGTTAGTGGGTACTCACTTACGCTTTCCCCATTGAATTACATCAAAAAGGGATGTCCTGATCCAAGTCATCAAAACCAGCTTTAGGCTTGGCTTTGGCTGCTGGTGCTGCCTGTTCTTCTTTAGGGCTGACTGCTAATCCCATG